TCTTATCTAATTTTGTCCGCCTCGGCGTGTTGATTTGGAGTGGCGGTATTCTTACTCTGAATTATGTAACTATCCCTGGCTTAGTACAACAAAAAATCGATCCAACTTTCATCGCCAGCGTTTTTACAGGAGTTTTGGCTTCTTATGGCGTCCAAACAGCTAAGAAATCTGGTGATGGCACTATGAAGATGAAAGACTCTGGTGGGTCAATCACACGTGCGGACATTGAGCGGTTGATTGAGAAAGCATCGCAAACTGCACCCGCACAGGTTATTCGTGTTGAGCAAGCACCTTTGAAAATTACAACCGGGCCTGCGAAAAGCGACGACACCTACAAAATGTAATTCCATGAGCTACAAACCCTTCTTTATCGGATTGGCCACTGTCTTCGGAGTGGCTCACCTCGGCATCCTGGGACACTTGATCCAAGCTGCAAATCGTCCCGCCACGGTTTTACCTTCTATCAACATCCCAACAGGTCCGTATTCTTCTTATAACGTCGAGGTTGGGAAAGAGGGTTACCGTGTCCGATACAACGCGAATGACCCCAAAGTCCTGAGAAACAGGCGAGCGTTAGATCTTGACAAGACCGTCCAGAAAGAAGGAGGCTTCTTTACAAAAGGTAGTTTCGTTGACGAAAGAAGAAGGGAATATGACGTTAATGAGTACACCATGGATGGGTACCTCAATACAGGCGGAGGAGAGCTCTCCGGGGGAAAGCCCGGAGGCCTGTCTGCAGAACGCACAGCGTGCATCAAGGCGGAAGGGTCTGGCGAAAGCACAGGTGCGATGGTGGGAGCTAGTGTCGCTTCTGGCTTCGCCCCAGTGCTCACAGGCATCCCTTACGTCGGTTGGCTTGCTTCTGGCTGGGCCGTCATGTTAGGCCAACAAAAGGGCGGTGAAGTTGGCGGAACGATTGCAAAGGCCGTGAAAGGATGTGATGATGCCTCTTAAGTAGACGTCAAGGCATGAGATCGGTAGAAATCGGGCGGCAGGTCACGCTTGTCGCGAAGGTTCCGACTGTCTTAAAAAAATACCCCTTCCCGATTGAGGAGCTTTTTTTAGAGGATTACGCCGATGTTCTCGCCTCCAGCCGCCTGCCCTGCACCTGTATCAAAGCGCATTCGGATCAGCACACACTTATCAGCAATGGATTAGGTAAGTGGTGGGTGCAGGACGCAGACTGGTTGGTTGAGGAGGACATACTGACGGAAAAACCCTATAGGGAATCTGATGGCCTTAGATATCTATCACGCTTTCCTTATCGGCATTTGCCTTTAGAAGCAGCTCATGATTTCCGTAAGGCACAGATGCATAGCTTGGTGTCGTGCCTTCTATATCTCGAAATCGGTGAAATAGCTTGTTATGAAGATTATTTAAAGGCAGTACACAAGCACGGAGACGGTACTGCAAAGCGTCATAACAAGGCGGCCTTGCGTGATTTAGGTGTCAAATTTACTTATTCAGAATCCATAGCCCCTGAGGACCTCGAAACCGAAATAGACCAAGGGCGCCCAGTCGTGGTGGCGATCGTGTCTGAAGGCTCTTGGTTAAGTCCCTACGGCATGACCTATTTTGTAGTGGTGTTTGGTTACAGCAAAGATAATTGGCTGGTGCACGATCCATGTGGGGCGCTGGACCTACGTAATGGCAAATGGCTTTCGACGGTAGAAGGCGCAGGACAGGGCATCAAATACAGCCGCAAAGATTCGGATCGACGGATTTTTTACGGAGGCGGCGCAAGTGCGTGGGCTTGGCTAAGATTCGAGCAGAAATAGATTAGTCATGGACGAAATTCTCAAGGATACAGAAGAGAAATTGCTTCTCCAGCAGCAGGAGTTGGCAGAAAAGATCAGAGCGGCTGAAGAGAGCCTCATGCGTGAGAAGGAACTTTATTTGAAAGTTATTGGCGCTTTGGAAGGAATCGCTATCATCAAACAAAGGCTGGACGCCACTTCATTAACAGAGGCTTTAGATGACAACTAATAGCATGCTTGGAGAGATGACTAGAGGGCGCTATAGAGCGTTGGAATTGGTCTCTGAACATCTCTCTCCAGCGACTCGTGAGATGCGGCTAGACGCCATTA